GCCATTTCTGCCCTTGACTGATTTTCTTTGCCGTTTTGCTCATCTTTTGCAGACTGCTCCTTGCGGCTTGGCTCTAGAGCGACCTTTTCCTTGAGTTTGGTTTCCTCAAAGGCGATGGCCTGCTTCAGGTCGTATTCAAGGTTTGTTAGTTGTATTTTCAGTTCATGTTCGCGCATAATCTTGCGTTCATCCGCAGCAGCTTTGTCCTGAGCCAGCTTATGATCGCTCGCAATCTTTTGCTGATTTATAACGTGATCGTTTTGCATCTGCTGTTGCTTTGATGCAGCTTCGGCCTGGGCCTTCGCGCCGTCTTGCTGCAGCTTTGCCTTGTCTATCTCGCCCTGCTGCTGAACTTTCATCATGTTCGGATCGGGCGGAGGCGGCTGGTTTTGCGATTCCTTGGACTTGGCCGACAGTTGCCCCATGGCAGACTCGACAGCATCCTCAAGGCTCTTGCCCGCACGATACTTGCGAATGGTCGATAACAGCATTTCGCCAAGCACCGGAACCATCTCAGGAATGGCCTGACCAATAGGCATGGCGTTGGTCATAAAGTTAGAGACTTCGCCTAGAAGCTCATTCCAAGCCTCTTTGTCGGCCTGTTCGTCGGGAACGATAGTGCTGTCGCTTTCAATGTCGAGGCGATAGCAGCGCAACTTGTCGTCACGCAATAGCTGAATGATCTGGTCAATAGTGACGCTGGCATCTTCAGGGCTTTCCAGCTCCGGCGGTGCCTGCTGGGGCATGGCTTGCGGCGGAATGGGTTGAGGCGCTGCCGCAGGGGGAGCCATCTGGGGAGGAGCCTGGATAGGCCCGCCCTGCGGTGGAGGCGCGTCGCTGGACGCTGCCTGTGGTGACATGCCGTCCATAGGAGGGCCGCCATTGTGTCCCATCATTGCCTGTTGCAATTGTAACTGTTTTAGTTGCTGCTGTTGAGCAAGCTCCATGTCGGTCGGGAACTTAAAGCCGGTCATTGTCTGCAATGTTTCGGCCTGGAACTTGTCTGCGATGACCTCCGCCATGATACGAATTGTGTCACGTGCAAAGCGCTGGATTTCCGCCTGCCGGTCACGCACGCGGATAGAACCCCATTGATTCTTGATCTGCTGCGCCGTTGCCGTTTCGTTCGGATTGCTGGCACCGCGCACAATGTCGCTCATGCCGGTTATTTCATAGACGTTTTGAATAAGCGACGCCTTGACCTCCTGGCATCCCTGAATGACTTTCATCACCATATCGACCGGAATCCAATTGATCTGTGCTGCCGAGCCGCCCTTTTCAGAGAAAGCAGACCAGCCAACAATCGGTATCAGCATGTCGGTATTGTCGGGGTTCATAGCCTTAATGATGGCCGACGTGCCCTCCGTGCCTGCAGGGTAGAAGCCGACCAGCTTTAGGCTGTCGCTGAGTTTGTCAATGCGAGCCGTAAGCGTGTCTATCTGTTCGGCCTGGTCCTGGTAGTAAACATAATCAGGAATCGGAATTAGACTGTCTGTAACCGTTGTGGCATAGGCAGGCTTGGGGCATGGGAAGAAGCCCTCAAGGTTGAGCAGCGGCGGCCTAACGTCAAGAACCTGCGGGAAGTCTTTGGCTACCCATATGCACTTGCCCGAAGTCTTATCCCATATTTCGAATACAATGCCCTTATTCTTGCGATCGGTCGAGTTAGGGTCGCTATTGTCCGGCTTATGGTTGAGCGGAACAGCGTTGCCTATCTTGGCACCGAAACGGTCAACGAGTGCGGCACGGTCCATGAACACACGACGCCAGACCGCTGTTACTTCTTCCCAGCGGCGGGCAATGGTATGGCCGAAATCAGCCCAATTCACATAGTCGCAAACAACGCGCTCGTTCGCTATTTGTTCAGCGGGTTCCGCCGGGTTCATGGCGTCCGGCTCGACTTCACTGGTCTCGGGTGCCATTGGCTCTAGATCGGCCTCATAGCGCACCCAATTAGACCCCCTGCCCCCCAGCAAGTAGTCGTCCCTGATATTGCGCATCATGCCGTCAAATTCGGTCTTTTCGATGGTATAGACTAGCGCCCGCTCGACCATTTCACCGGCGTTGCGTGCTACCCTGTCCTTATCCTTAAAGCGGCGAATAACGACCGGCTGCGGCACCCTGGCATAAACAACCGGTTGCAGCGTGCTGATGTTAGACCAGAGCATAGCGTATTTGCGCTTGCTGGTGTCGTTATCCCGGCGCTGCTCGGTGTAGACCTTTATAATCTTGCGGACGCGCCTACGCCACTTCTCAAACGTGCGGTCAGACTCCTCAATGACTTGGAGCCATTCAATCGCTGTCTTGGGTTGTGAGACGGCCTCTGGCGATGCCATTAGTGCGTCCTGTGACCGTCAAACATGATGATATTGCCGGGTTTCTTTTCCCTTTTCTCGGCATCTTGAAGCATCTTCGATATGATCTGCTCCAAGCCTGCAATGCGGGCCATGAGAATGCCAATTGCATCCTCTAGAACCTCAATGCAGATACGCTCGGCCATAATACGGCAGGCTTCATCCGCTTCAACGCCTTTGATCTGGTCTGCCAGGTAGGTCTTGCGATCAATCATATGAAGTTTCTTTCCTGTGGCGTAGCTCGCCACAATTCTTCGATGGTCAAATTGCCCAAATGTTTAAGCGGAGCGGGCGGTGCTGCGGTCGGCGCTATGATTTCACGCCACGCCATTGCCATGTAGCCAAACGCATCTGCGGGATGCGACGCCCAATTGTGCAACGGCACTTTCTTGAACACACGCGCCTTGCTGTCCCAATCCTGCCGGTACTGCCTTAGAGCCTCTAGACCAGCTGCACACGTCTCCGCATTGAAGTAGGTGCGGCGAAGCGTAAGTTGTGCGGCATTGATGCGATCGTCCACCTTATGGTCAGCGATCAGCACCGGCCTGCGGTTGAAGCCTCTGAGCGTCTCGATGCGCGTGCGGCCTGTCTCGAAGCTTGGAACCTTGGCATCGTGCGGTACGTAGTCGAATCCCGTATAGCCACGCTTGTTAACTTCTTTGAGGTAGTCTTCGAAATAGTATCCATTAAGCTGAATGAAGTCATGAACTAGCAGTGTGTCGCCCGATACCTGGAAAGCCCATATGGCCATGTTGGCACCGTTGCCAAAGTCCCAAGCGCAGTGAACGGGGCCATCGATACGTTTTAGATTAGGCTGTAGCCTGCCCTGCCGCTCGGCCTCTGACATTTCCCGGCCGTAGTAAGCGCCAAGGATTGCCGCTTCGAACGAGCATTCGAATTCTTGTTCGTATTGCTCCGGCGTCATGTCGCGCTGGGCTTCTATAAGCTCCTGAGCGTCCAGTATTCCTGTCTCTGAAGCCCTTAGCTTTAGGCTAAACCAGTTTTCGTCTGTCTCGCCACGGGCGAACATATCATAAAACTGATTTCGCCCCTTTGGAGTGCCAATGAACGTCGCCCAGCCCTTGCGATCTGCGAGCAGCGGCCGAATGACCTCACCCCAAATAGATGGGTCCATATCGGCGTATTCGTCGAGAATAACGCCGTCCATGTATATGCCGCGTAGCCGGTCTGGGTTATCTGCACCGTAAAGGCGGATTCTGGCCCCGTTGACCAGATCAATCCTAAGTTCAGTCTCGTTTGGCAGTCCCGACAATACCGGCGCGGCATAGCGCTTTAGATAGGCCCAGGCCACGTCCTTAGCCTGATTGAACAGCGGGGCTATATATGCGTACCTGCCGTCAGACTTGGCATCCAGCATGGCCCTTACGATTAATTCGTTGATACACGCCACGGTCTTTCCGCAACGCCTATGCGCAACGATGACTGACCACCGGTTAACGCGGTCGTGGTAGGGTATAAAGGCTTTTCGCGGTGCGTATTGAATAACTACGTGTTGGTTGTCGGCAACCATGACACTGTGATAGCTATTGGGCCGCCGTTATTGCCGGTTATGGCCACTGGTGCCTTGCCATATGCGCGGTCGAGCAATTCCTTGATGGCCGATACCCTGGCGCTGTCTTGATCTGATTGTGTAGCTATGCGGGCTAGCTCACGCACGGCCGATGGCCCGAATGCCTGAGCGAGTTCGCGCACGTCATGCTGTACAATGTTTTTCCCGCCCTTTTGGCGTCCACCATATTTTTGACGAGCGGGCCTTTCGACCAATACCGCAGCTAACTCCATGATATAACCTGTTTTAGTTACCCATGCATTGATTTGCTTGGGTTTCCGTCACTATTTATTCTTTGCCAAACCGTGCCAAACCGTGCCAAGTGCTGCCATTTGGCAGTCATCTAGCTGCCATTTGGCAGTCATGTCAGCCGTTTGGACATTCTTTCATGCCCTTTGGCATTTTGTGCCACGCGACTTTGGAATGCGGGTTGTAACATAGGCCGCGATTTTCCATAATTACCCCTATATCTTCTCGAACCGTGCACCACATATCTGTATCGGGGTTAGTCCCAGAATTTCCACGGCAATAGTCGTTTGCAGTGTCCCAAAGAATTTCCGCCTCATCATTCGTTGGATGCGTCGGCGTTCCCGCATGTGCCTGGCTGAAAAAGCCAGCGGCCCA